CACCTCTCTGGATAATATATCTTAAGTTTACCTTGCTTTTCGAACTTTTGCAACTCTTTTTGTATTTGTTCTCGAGTTTTTGGTCTGTCTCCATGCCATTCCACTTCCATAAGACTCTGAAAGATTGCCATTTGTTTCTTTTTGTTGTTAATTTTGATAGAATCTCGCATAATTGTCTCCTTTTTATTCCATTTCTTTAAAATATTTCTTATCTATCCTTTCTTGAGTCCAAAGTGCATCTTTTACTTGCCACCATGGCGGTTCTGATGCGTCATCTATATTTTCCACTAATACATCATCGTCAACTATATCTCTAATTTTTACTGGTATAAATCGTATAGTCGCGACTCGATCAATTTCGTTCCAATCTGATTCAAGCCTATACATGACATCTCCAATCTCCATTTTAATTCTCCTTTCTATAGGTTTTATACTATTTGCTTATAGATTTTAAGAAAACCTTGAGACTTTACAAACACATATCTTGGATCTATTGGTAGATACTTAACTAAATCTATAGGTATTTTGTACAGAAGCTTCATATTAGCACCCCACTAAATGTAGTTCAATTGCTTTGATTGCTTTTCTTGCCATTTCCAACGCTCCTGTTTCATCCACATCCATCATATCCCATATCTCTTTAAAGATGTCTGGATAATTCACACTTAAGAAGGTCATTTCTGCAACCCCTAATCCTTTCTTATCGTAGCTCATATCGTTATCCTCCTTTGATACTCCTAGCTTAGCATGAGTTCTATCGCGTTTGCAAGGGTTTTCTTGTAACAATTTACCCATACCAATCTCCTAATAATCTAATCATAGCTGCATTTCTCGCCCAATTGCACCGATAATGACTTATAGCTAGGTTCTTTTGTTTATTCGTCCCACCAAGACATTTAGGTAAGATATGTTCTAATGTATCCTGTATAGTAACCGGTTCATGGCACACAAAACATTTATGCCTCCATCGTTTAATGATCTTTCTTTTTAGCTTACGTTTATATCTACTGGACATATCTATCTCCTAATTTAAATGCATTATATTGCTTCTTTCCCCGCTACCTCAAACAAACCATATATTGATTATCAATGCTTTTCATACCATATACACCCATATTTAGGTATATAGGGGTTATTATGAGGGGGTATGTATTGTTATTAACAACCTGAAAGAAAAGGTTAAACTTGACAGTGCTTCCAATACTTACCCACATCTCATAGATTTAAATGACATAGTTTCAGAGAGCTGAACTCTTAGTGTTGACGACTTTCACTACAGCGATTAAAGCAAGCCACTTAAATGTTGGTTAACAGATAACGAAACTATGGCTATCAAAGCTGGAGAAGAGACTCTAGCCTGCTACGTAAACAGTACTAACTTTGTTAAGTATGCATAATGACACGTATTTACTATATGTTATTATATATGCTTAAGAAAGAAAGTCGCTATATGGGAATAACATATTCATATTACATATATATCAAATAACATCCCATTTCTAGTAAAAGTAACATATTTAACAATAAATCCCATATGTTCTAATTCTCTAGCTTGATGGACAGTTAAGTATTCTCTTTTAATAAGTTTCATATTCATTCTCCTTTATTCTGACCTAGTTCATTATAACAGGAATATTCTACAATGTAGTGAAAAATAGGTGAAATATTCGTGACAATTGAAACGATTATAGATAAACAAATGATTTATGAAGCTATACAATACTTAAGTCGTAACAAAGTAGCTACTTGTGAATATTTAGTGAATGGTCGTAGATGTAACCGTTCTTCCAAATGGTATTTTGCAATATGGCAATTGTGCACACAACATTATAATATTTTGACAAATAAAAAGAATGTTAGGAAAAAATGGTGACAACTGAAGATAAGAGCTTAAAGAAGAAAGATAATATAGAGTTAACTGAATCAAACTTCTTGATGCTCAAACATATTGAACATGGTAAGAAAGTAAAAGATGCTTACGAATTAGTATATGGAAAAGGTAAGAATCCTCAAGCTCCATATCAAATGTATCATAGAATTAAGAAGAAGCTTGAAATGGTTTATGAGGCTGATAACGTAGATAGTTTACGTCTTAAAATAGAAGCAGCTAAGATAATGAACATGAAGGTAGAAGATAAGCCAGTAAAGCCGGAAGTGAAACTGAAGGCCATTGAAACGCTCGCAAGGCTCACAGATTCGAAGAAAGAAGAGAAAAAGGTCATAAGCCCCTTTATCATATTTAAAGCTGAAGATGGTCAAATATCAGCGTCTCAAGGCAAAGTGGTCGAAGCTGAAATAGTGGAAACTGACGAGAACGAAGAGTCCTAGAATCCAAATGGGACAATAGGATGTGGAAAAATAGCCTCCTCCCCCACACAAATATCACCCTCAACATCACAATAATGTCATAAAAATGTCACAATTCACGAAAATACTTAAAAATAAGGTCTTTTAGAGGGTGTACCGGGTAGGACACTGAATGCGATTGGCCAGGGATAGGGATACTAGTTAGACACAAACAATTCAATATGAAAGCTTTTCTTAATTTTTTAGCAGCCGTAATGCTTGTATGTGGAGGATCCGCCATCATAACCTGGTGTCTGTTTCAGGCCACTTACTGGTTTTAGTTTACTTTAGGCAGGATTTGCCTACTCTAGGTATCCATATTGGGTATAATTTAAACTAACTCAATTATGAGTTTTATGCAGTTAGTTCGATTTAAACTAATTTACTACACATTTAAGGTAGAAATGAAAGAATGCCCCCAATGTAAAGAAGAGATGGTAGAGTGCCATACGTCAGAAGGCGCCTACTTCCACTGCCCTAATTGCAACAACGTAGAGCCGTGGGATAACCGTATTGACGTTTAAGACGGTTAGGTTAGTAACCAAGGGGGATAGATGGCACTGATTTACACAGAAGACAAGAAAGCTATTCAACAGTTGACTAGAAAGCTGGGGGCCCCGGAGGCCCGGTATTACACCTCAGGCCATAAAGGGGATTTTAAGGGTGCTCATTGGCGCACTAACCTCACCTTTGCCCGATCAGTAGGAAAACGGCTTGCCAAGCTAATTTCCGTTTACAAATAACTGTAAAATATTGTGTTTATTTATCCATTTTTGACGCTAGGAGCGATTTAAATATGCCACTTAAGGCCGGGACATCTAAAGAGACAATTTCGTCCAATATAAGCGAATTACGGCGTTCTGGGAAGCCCTCTAAACAAGCGATAGCAATTGCTTTGGAGGAGGCCAGAAAGGCCGGTGCGAAGATCCCTAAGAAACGTAAAAAGAAGCATAGCATCAACAAAGTTGGTTATATTGCTTCAAGTCGTGGCTAATTTAATCCCCCTAGATGTAAACATAAAAACTCTAGGGCAGCCTAGTTGGTCTTAATTAGGTAAGTACAGAGTGATCACCTGTCGCCACTAGGCTTTATTTTCGGGCCTGAGCCCAACAGGTAATAGGGCGGTTAACCTGTATAATAAAGCCGCCCCGTTTTTCATTAAACTCCATACTTTCAGAAAAGTATGAAACTTCTTTAGCATGGGACCTATGGCGCTAAAACTACATAAATATCAAACTAAGGTCTTTGAAAGCAAGGCTCGTTTTATTGGAGCCATATCAGGAATTCGTGGTGGTAAGACCACCTGTGGAGCTGCTTGGTTATGTCAGAAGATATATGAAGACTACCAGAAGGCTCAGGAAGACCCTAAGTACCTTTTAGGGGATTATCTGATTGTAGCTCCAACTAACAACGTTTTAGCTCAAGCCACATTACCGAAGTTTAAAGAGTTTTTCCCAAAAGACTGGGGAATGTGGAAAGAGCAGCCAAAGCACTATTTTCAATTAGCGTGGAACCGGAGGTTACCAGACGGAAGGGATTCTGGAGAACCCGCCCGGATTTTCGTGCGTTCTATGGACGATCCCAATGCCGTTGAGGGAATGGAAGCAATGGCCATATGGGCAGACGAAGTGGGATTTATGAAGGATTCGGCTTGGGTGGCGTTAAGAGGCCGCACCTCGATAACTCAAGCCCCCATTCTGATGACTTCTACCCCATATTCCATGAATTGGTTCTTTACAGAGATTTATAAGCGTTGGAAGGATGGCAATCCTGATTATGATGTCGTTCAATGGGGATCTGGTGAAAACCCAGTGTTCCCGAAAGACGAGCTAGAGAAGGCTAGACAAGAACTACCCAAAGAACTGTTTGATCGACGATATATGGGTAAGTTTACCCGATTAGAGGGTTTGGCCTATCCCGAGTTTGAAGAGGATACACACGTTGTTAAACCATTTGACATCCCTAGTCAGGGCCTTGTGTTTGCAGGTGCTGACTTTGGTTATAATAATCCTAATGCTATCGTATATATCTGGGAAGATCCTAAAGAGCATATTTATTATGTTTTTAAGGAATTTTACCGTTCAAAAGTACTTCTAAAAGATATAGCGAACTCAATTAAGAATGTGAGCCCCGCATATGTTTTAGCAGATACTCAGGCTGCACAGAATATTGCAGAATTAAGACGATTTTACGGTATTCGTGGGATTAAAGAAGCAGATAAGGTAAAAGACCTAGGCATACAAAGAATTAGAACGTTATTGAAAGAAGGTAGACTAAAGTTTTTTGAGGGAAGAGTACCAAATACGATAGATGAAATCAAATCGTATCACTATGCCCCTCCTAAACCAGATGGTACTAGTACAGAAAAGTTAGTAGACAAGCATAATCATGCGATGGATGCGTTACGTTATGCGTTTAGTAAAAACTGGCAAGGGCTGTACCGTAACAAGGCACATAAAAACTATAAAGCTATTTTAAGGAGAAGAATGGAGCGTCTGGCACCAGACAATCCTCTTACAGGATATTAAAATGAGTGATGACCAACTTAATACAGAAAAAATAAATAAAGAGATTGCGAAATCTCAGCCCGAAGAAAGAGCGGAAGATTCTGCTCCCATTCAAATTAAGTCCAAAGATCCTTTAGGCCAACAAGCTGCCGAAGACAAGATAAGGGATAAAGTTCTAGCCTGGTTTAACGATTGGGATATTCGCCGGAAGCCACGAGAAGCCATGTGGTCTGAGCTCTACAGAAAGTATTTTACTGTTATTGAGAAAACTAAAGTTCCTACTCGCTCTAATATCACTCAGCCCATAGTATTCCAAGTATTAGAAGCTGCGTTACCTAAATTGGTTAATTCTTTGTTCTCCCAAGACAATAAGTTTTTTGATGTTACTACTATTGATCCAGATGATTTAGATGATAAAGCTCGTGCTTTAGCCATCAAACGTTTACTCGAAGTTCAATTAGAGAAATCAGAGTTTTTCAAAAAATTCGTTGATTTCGCCAAACAACTTATGTTGTACGGCACATCGTTTTTTAAAGTGTTTTGGGACGTTGAGCGTCAGTGGGTTTGGGAGCGTACGCCTAACCGCCGAGTTCAAACGTCCAACGGTTTCGTTATCGGAGAAACCATCGAATGGGAAGAAACGAAATCTTACAAAGTTACTAAAAGACAACCTGGTTTAGAGGTACTAGATATTCTTGATGTTTATGTGGATCCAGACGCTACAAACGAACAAGAAGGTAAAGGAATATTCGTTCGTTCTTGGATTAGTAAAGATCAACTTAAAGAATTGGGTCAAGGAAAATACCCAGTTTACGGTAACACCGAAAGATTAGAAACAGAAGGCAGTACAGCAGAAACGTATCAAGAATCTCGTTCCAATAGGCTCTCCGCACGAGGTGTTAACAGTCTGTCTAGAGACAGAAAGAAAGAAGTAGAACTCCTTGAGTTTTGGGGAGAAATGGACTTAGATGGGGATGGCATTAAGGAAGAAGTAGTTCTAGTTATTGCGGATCGTCAAATTATAGTGAAAGCAAAAGCCAATCCTTTCCATCATCAAAAACGACCAATCATTCGTGGTGTTATGGCTCCGGCTCCTAATGAGTTGTACGGTGTTGGCTTAATTGAACCAGTGTTGAGCCAAATTGACGAGCTCAATACTATTAAACGCCAACGGCTAGATAATATTAATCAATCCTTGAATGCTATGTGGCAAGTTGATCCTACGGCTGACGTAGAGCTTGATACCTTAATATCTGCCCCTAACCAAATTATCTTGTCATCTCCTTTGGATGCGGTTAAGAAGTTGGATACACCGGATGTTACGGCTAATGCTTTCAATGAAGCTGCTATGATCCAACAGGATATTGAACGAGCCACCGCTCCCGCTGCCATTCAAGGCTCACCTGAATCAGGTAGACTTGGAAGAACAGCTAGGGGCGCTCAAATGATCATTGGGCAAGCTTTAGAAAAGTTTGGTATGTCCACCAAGCTTATCGAGGAAATGGTGCTTCGTAAAGTTCTTAAAATGTTCTACGACCTTGATTTACAATTTATAGATACAGATGATGTTTTACAAAGTCCCTATCTCTATAAAGAGATTGCGGATATGCAATTGACACCAGAAGATATTAGAGCTAACATCCGCTTTAAGATGGTGGGTATTAGTGAGCTAGTAAGCTCTGAAGCTAAAATTAATCAAATGATTTCTTACATGTCCATATTTGGAAAGGTACTTGCCCCAGAGTCTATAGCTGCTATTGCTAAACAGACTTGGAAGCTTATGGGATTTCCTGAAAACTTAATTGAGTTACAAGGTGCCCAAGTTCCTGGTGGAACTGAAAATACCGTTGATCCAAACATGAGTAATGCTATCATTGGTCAAGCTACCAATCAGGGTGCCGCTGCGGCCCCTCCCTCATTGCCACAACCCTAAGGAGGTTATATGGAAGAGGACAAAAAGACGTTCAGCCTTAGAAAGAATATTAATAAGGCTGCGGCGATACGTAATATGTGTCAAACGCCGGGATTCACAGTATTGAAAGAAGCTTTTGACGAGAAAGTTCAAAAAGCTACAAAACAGATTCTAGACCCAGAAATTACAGACGAAGAAGTAAAGAAGCTACGAAGCAAAGTACAATTGTGGCTAGAAATTGAAAAGATGTTGAAAGATTTAATGATGAAAGGAGAACTCTCTAAGAGAGCCCTTGACATAATGGATTTAAATACAACCTCCCCCGAGGTTTCGGACAAGGAGAAATAAAATGGAAGAGATCCAAGAGACAAACGAAGCAGCCTCTGCTATTGAAGAGCAATCTGCGGAGTCCTCACAAACGCC